AGGAAATCCAAGCCAGGCAAGTAATCATCTAATGCTGAACCAGACTCTGGAATGCTTGCTACAAAGATTCCAATGTTGTTGTACGCATCTATAACTGCCAAAGACTCGGCGACATTCACTAAAAATGTTGCGGTGACAGTTGACGAATCAGTCGCTGTTACAGACTCAGACCTGGATACAAAATATGAAAACGTCGGTAATGTTGAATCTGATGCTGTCAATGCCTCTGCGATAGCAACAGACATGGTTAGCGTATTTACGCTTGAATCTGAGGCGGTAAGTGACTCGGATACAGCCACAACGGCCTGCAAGATATTTGTGATTGCATCCGATACGCTAAGTGTCTCTGACACTTGAACAGGTATCGTCAACACACAAATTTGCGCGTCTGATGCGCTGGCACTTTCAGATACCAGTGCCAAGAATACGATGGTGCTGCTGAGTGAGTCGGATGCAGTTACAGACTCGCTGGTAAATGCGACTGCCACCAAGTTGTTGGTGATTACGTCAGACGCAGACCCTGACTCCGAAATGCTTACCACCATCGTGGCAATGTTGGTTAGAACATCAGACGCTGACAGATTTTCTGATATTGTCAGACTAAGTTGTGTTATCGCTGTCTCAGCGTCTGCCGCTGATCCTGACTCAGACAATAACTTGTCGTATCCAAAACCAATTATTAAAGAATCACTTGGTGATGCAGATTCAGTAAGTGAGTCGTTATATACAGAGCCACCAAGTGAGCTAAATGGTGTTTGGCTAAATGCTGATATGCCAAACATGATTAGTCAGGCGGTAACGGTGTGTTGCCTTCTGCAAGCCATGCCAGATATTGCTGGTAGTCAGTATTGGCGGGATCAAATGGGATGCAAGCATTGTCTACTAAACGAATGATTGCTCTGTCATTAATTTTGTCACCAAACATTACTTGTTTATATTGTGTCATTTACAACTCCGCAGAAAAACCAATAAAAGTTGATGTTGCACTATTGCTTATCAATGACTGAGCATATCCAAGAGCTAAAGTTGGTGCATTAGCAGTATACAGTAACATATTATTATATGAACCAACTTGTCCGCCAGTGTAACCACTTAAAAGTGTTATTGCTACAGTAGATGGACGCAAAACAAATTGAGATGCAGGACTACTTGTTAGAGTTGCCGCAGAACGCATTGGCACAGGAAATTCAATAATTCCTTCAAATTGAAAACTAATAAACGTATACCCTTGAAAAAAGAACCCTGGTGTGGCATTGGTTGTCATTTGCCAATAGTATCTTAAGCACAGTCCCAACTCAGTCCCATAATCGCGGTAATCAAATGATGTGGCAATACTGCTTTTTTCTAGCTGTACGCCTGTAACATAGAACGTGGCTCCGCTTGTGCCGACTACGCTTGTTGCACCTGTTGCTGATATATAAGTATTTGCAGACCAAGCACCGGCAGTTCCGCTATAAGTTGTTCCTGTACCCAAACTCAATACAACAAACATCCCTGTTTCGTTAGTTTTAAGCCAAGTACCTGTTGTGTCACCAGCAATGGTTAAAGTTTTTTGTTCCCATGTATTTGCCGCAGAAATGGTGTAGCTAAATGGATAACAACGATTTTGTGCTTGATTGCATATGACGCCACCAAATGTTCCAGTTAAAGAACTACGCACCCAAAACGAAAGTGCGACTGTTGCGGCAGATGCTGTACCAAATGCTAAATCAGCAACATTTAATCCTTCAATTCTTTGTTGAATTGTAAAATAATCACCAGCCGCAAGGCTATATGCTGAAGATGAAGTTACGCCTAAATAATTTATATACCCTGCTGGTGGCGTTACAGAGCCAGCATTTTGTTGAACTGTAAATTTAGAAGCTGCACTAACAAAAGACTGCCATCTATCTACAGAATATTGAAGATTTATTGGAGTAACACTTGCCCCAGCATTGCGCTGGTCAATTATCATTGCGCCGTTAATGATGCGGTTTTTGAAACCAAATGTGTTAGGGTAATCTGTATAAATAGACTTGCTTGCTGGGTATGTAACAAAGACAGTTTTTGTTCCTGCTGAAAAATTTACCAAACTGTTAGAGTTGCTTGACTTCAGTACCGTTGTCCTTGCAAGCGTTGTCCCAGAAGATGTATAGGTCCCGATTCCTACTTCCCAATTTGTTCCATCAGTAATACAGTAATAGGTTGTATTTCCATTTCCAATTGCAGCGAATGATTGATATCCAATCGTTGCACCGGCAAGCGTTAAAGTACCAGTTCCAGTAGTGGTAGTGGTTTCCTGTACGCGATCATCAAGGACTAGAGCCATTAAAGACTCCTATAAATCAGCTTGCAACAAGTTCGTTTTCTTTGAAGAAACGTTCTTGTGCCTGGTTTGATTGATCTGTGTATTGGACTTTTAGCAGCAAGGTTGATTCGTCATCCACAACTGCTCCGACCACAATCGTTCCGGCCATGGATGTACCGCTAATAGTCACGCTGTCGCCTGTCTTGAATGCCATAGATGCCCCTTAGACCGACGCGGTGTAGGTGACGTTCAGAGTGTCGCCAGAGGCGATAGAACGATTTCCACCAGTAAAGCTACCAGCAGAGTACAAAGTGCCCGTAGTGCCCGATTTAGTGCTGACTGTGGTCAGGAATGCACCGGCTACTGTAGCGGTGGCGTTGATCGTGAAAGATGTGGCTGTGGATGCCTTGGAGCCAGCAGATGCCGCATTCCAGGCCACCGATGGGCGCGTTGAGTTAGAGTAAGGTACTGCCTCACTCCAGCCTGCGTGAGATGACATGGTGTCACCGGCCGCATAGGTTGGGGTAGATGCCCCATCAACCAGACCAATGTACCAGGCTGCGGTATAGGCAGAACCAGCAAAATACTTGTCCAACAAGTCATTCTTTCCGACAGTCACCACCAAGTTTTTTATTGGCTCGGACCATTTCAGATTGCCATCCTTGTCAAAGCAATTTAACTCATAAGAGCCGGTAATGCCAATGCTTTCATCCATGTCGGATTGGCAAGAAATTGCTACGCTTGAGGCGTCTTTACTGTTGATGCGTTCAGATTGCATTTTGTTCTCCAAAACTGGGAAAATTTTAACCGAAAGACTTGGCGCGTGACTTTAATTTACCGCCGCTAGTTGCTCCACGCTCATCTGCAATTTGCAGTTCCTCAATACCTCTTTGGTACAGGCCAGCCCACACTTGAATTCTTGCATCATCCTGTAGGTAGGGTGCAGCCTGGAGCAGTGAACCGTATAGGTACACGTCAGGAGCTTTGGTTAGCAACCAATTGGTGGTATTTGACGTAGATAGCTTGGCGAGTTTGCTGTAGTAGATCAACTCTCCCGTGTAGCTGGAGTCTGGAATGGGTACAACGCGGATCTGAGACCCAACTACGCCAAAAAACTTAGGTTTTCCGCTGGATGTATAAACAGTCAGCAACTCATCAAGACTGTCAATAGTCTCAAACTGTAACGGTGTAACGGGATTAGTGTCCATCTTGAACGTCCGCGCCTCCAGAAAGTCGCCTGGTGTTGCGTTGTACTCTGCGTCAATGGTTGCCGTGGCTCGGGTAATCATCTGGGTAGTGCGTAGTGTGCGCTCCATCTGCGCTTCAGCTAGAGAGACAAAGTCGGTGATGGCAGACGTTAGATCACTACGATTGAGCCAATCGGCAACCGAGGCTTTCAGTTCAGCGTAGGTGCTAAGTGCCATGCTCTGCCTTTTCCTTCTCGATGTCGCGCATCATCCAGGTGTGGTCGTGCTTGAATTCAAACGTCCCTATGTGGCCAATCTCTTTGCTCACGTCGTGGTCTATGTAGATTTTATACCCTGCCGCCTGCGCCTTCCGGCAGAAGAATATGTCCTCTCCAATGTAGCCGCGCTTGTCGGTGCGCCAGGGAGTCTCAAACCAGGGTTCTGTCAGCTTCTCAAAGACGTTGCGCTTGATTAGCATCACGCCCATACCGATGCTGCCAACTTCCTCAATGCCGGTTGACTCTGGCATGGTGTAGACAAGTTCGCGCTCACCATCTGGTCCATACTTCTGCGCAGTCGGACCGGTAGGGATGCGGCGTCTCGCGCAATTGGTCGCAACGATGTCAAGGTCGTGCTTGATTAGGCGCTCCACCATGTCCTGCGGGAACGTCATGTCGGAGTCTATGAACAGGATGTGGGTGCAGCCCTCTGCCATTGCATCCAGCGCAAGGTCAGCACGCTGGTTCTGAATCAGCGTTCCCTGCATGATCTTGAGAGACACTGCATCTGTCGTGTTCAGCGTGTGGTAGCAGACCATATTCACCAAGCAATAGGTGAAATTGGCGTGAACCATGTCACGGGCTGGTGTGCAGACTGCAATGTAGTTATTCATACTTGTCCAGGTCTCGTTCTAAAAAATCTGTTGTCGGGGTCATTGAGCCAGCGTTTCATGTACGCCTGATCGTCCAGCTTGCCCTCGGCCTTAAGTTTGTAGTAGACGCCCTCCGGAATGCTGGCGACGTGATGCCACTCGCCACTCCAATTTGCACGCTCATCTACCTTATTGAAATCCGCTTTGTTTGCTTCAACAACTGCTGTGACATCCTGC